AAACTAAAACAGATTAGAGGTGAAAAGTAAGTATATTGAAACCCCTGAGAAAATGTGGGAGCTATTTGAGGCCTACAAACAATGGTGCAAACAGAACCCGAGATATTCCTACTCCCTATCCACTAAGACAGGAGAGGCTACTGCTATCCCTCTTGAGAGGCCACTTACTCAAGTTGGATTTAGATCCTATGCTGCAGATAAAGGGAGTACTGTGACTGATTACTTTAGCAACAAGGATGGGAGATATTCTGAGTATGCCACAATCTGTTCACGCATAGAGGAGGCAATCCGTATGGATCAAATCGAGGGAGGTATGGTAGGGCAGTACAACCCATCCATCACCCAAAGATTGAACAACCTAACCGAGAGGGTGGATGCTACCACCAACGGTGAGAAGATAGATAGCATCAAGGTCACGATAGTAACACCTGACAGTGAGTGACCAGGTAGACTACATGGCTTCGGTGGTGGAGGACTACATCCTTAAGACAAAGGGTGAGAAGGTCCGCATCAATAGGAGACTTGTAGCAATGGATGGGAGGCAGTTGGTCATGCTATTCAATGCCTACCAAAAGATAGTAAATGGAGCTGAAGAGCACGGTAATATTTCAAAAGAACCACCAAGCCCTACAGGGTCCTGAGCGGTTCATAGTTAACGAGGGAGGGAGTAGGAGTTCAAAGACCTACAGCCTATGTCAGTTGGTGATAGTCTACTGCCTGCAGAACAAGGGCAAGGTAGTATCTATTATTAGAAAGACTTTCCCTGCATTAAGGGCAACAGTATTAAGAGACTTTACGGAGATACTCAAAGACCTTGGCATATACTCACTTGAAGCCCACAACAAGTCTGAGCAGATATACACCTTCCCCAATGGATCCATGGTGGAATTTTTCAGTGTGGATGATGAGCAGAAGATTAGAGGTAGGAAGCGTGACATAGCATGGTGCAACGAAGCCAATGAACTGTACTTCGACGACTTCACTCAGCTCAACATGAGGACAGAGCACAAGCTGATATTTGACTACAACCCATCGGATAACAGTTCGTGGCTGTATGAGCTACCTGCTGAGGATACGGTGATGATACGGTCCACCTACAAGGACAACCCATTCCTACCTCAGAGCATCCGGAACCAAATCGAGGACCTCAAGAGAACGGATGAGGCACTGTACCAAATCTATGCCTTAGGGCAGAAGGCAGTGAGCAAGAGTAACATCTACTCCAACTGGACCTTCATGACTCACAGGCCTGCAAGGTTCACCTCCTATGTGTATGGACTTGACTTTGGGTACAACCACCCCACTGCACTCATGAGGGTGTATTGGCATGAGAGGGACATCTTCATTGAGCCTGTTATCTATGAGAGCTACCTGACCACCACCATGCTCATTGAGAAGATGAGACAGCTCAACATTGAGAAAGAGGTCACTATCCTGGCTGACTATGCACGGCCCGAGATAATTGCAGAGATGGTCAACAGTGGGTATGATGTCATCAACGCTAACAAGGTGGTCAAGAAAGGCATTGACTACGTTAAGACCTTCGGTGTGTACTGCATGGAGAACAAAGAGATTAAGCGGGAGTATGACAACTACAAGTGGAAGAAGATAGGCGACCACATCACGGATGAACCTGTCAAGCTATTCGATGATGCCATGGATGCCGTGAGGTATGCGGTGACCTACATCAAGGATGAGTACTTCACTGACAGTGCGTATGTCTCCTTCTAAACAGATAGCAACGTTAAGACAATATAAGTATGGCAGTATCTCTAATCGCTAAACCCTACACCCTTACCCCTGCATATAACGAGGTGAAGTTCATCCATGACTCCACCAACAAGAACCTGCAGGGCTTCAAGTATATATATGACATCTATGAGAGCGGTACCACCAACAAGATAGCTGAGTACCGGGTGCTACCTGTGTACAGCACTGGCTATGGTGAGGTGGACCTATCCAAGCTCTTGCAGTCATATGTGAGCTATGACTTGAACCTGACCAACACAACGGTATACAACGCAACCAACAGTCACTACAAGTACGATGTCAAGGTAGGTGAGGAGTATCTGACTACCACCACCTACACTGCTGCACTCACTCAGTACCTGGTAGCTCCCTACGTTGGAAGGGTACAGATTAACGTAGCTAACACCTTCGCTGTGGGTGATCAGATTAACATCACACAGATAGGTGTGGGTGTAACGAACCCGAGCATGGAGGGGCTGTTCACTGTGGTGGTAGCTAACCCTGCCTTCATTGTGGTCAATGTCCTATGGTCAACCATTGTGAACCCTAACAAGGACGGAGCAATCACCTATGCAGATGGCAGAAGAACAGTGACCAGGGACCTGCACCTTGACCTCAACCAATATGTGTTCAATGGTGCCATCCGTTGGGTAGATATGCCTGCATACAATTGGCAGGACTTCATGCTGAACAACGTAACAGATAGACTACTGACCAACCAACCTGAAGGTACTACCCGTCTACCATACTTCAACGCTACACTTGCACAGGATGTATGGCTCAACGCTGTAGCCAATAGCAGTCCAGGTGGTGCTGACTTCATGTACTTCTTCAATGACTCGGCTGAGGTATTCAGGAAGTCGGTCAATGCTGTGGACCATGTGAGCGGTATCTCGGTAGGTCCTAACAACCATGGTACCCTCATCCCTGTGGTAGGGGCACTGCCATTGATTAAGCCTACCACTGAGTATTACTATGTGTTCTACTTCCGAGGTGGGCAGGTATCAAGACCTTACTACATCGGCATAGATAGGAGGGTCAGGGACATTGAGTATAACATCCTGTTCCTTGACCGCATGGGATCATGGAGTAGCTTCGCCTTTACAGGTAGGTCATACGAAAAAGGCAACATCACACGCACACAGTACAACAAGGATGTGCAGGGATACATTGCTACCGGTCCTCGATGGACCTACAACCTACAAGACCGAGGCTTCCTCAACACCCACATCACAACGGATACAACGCTTGACCTCAACACTAACTGGATGACGGAGCAGATGGCTGAGTACTTCGTGGAGCTGTTGAGTTCACCCGAGACCTACATAAAGGTAGCTGACTACAGCAATGCCTGTGATGCACCCATCAGCACGGAGTACGTGAGCTGTAACATAGTGACCTCAAGCTATGAGGTATATCAACAACGCAACAAGAATTTAATTAAGCAGAGCATTCAAGTGAAGCTCGCTAACAACAACATAGTCAATGGTTAGGATACAACTACCTACAGGCTACCTTGACGTGAAGGAGGGCACTGCTTTCCCTTTGAACTTCCAGGTAGGAGACATCAGAGATATATCACAGCGGAAGGGTAACTTCTCCAAGACCATCAAGCTCATTGGTAGCAAGAATAACAACAAGCTACTCAATCAGTACTATGATGTGAACATCCAAGCAGGGACCTTCAACATCAACACCTTGACTACATGCTCGGTCATTCAGGATGGTATCCCCATCATGGAGAATGTCTCGATGCAGTTGACTAGCGTGGTCAAGGTACAGGATACCTCAGGCTATGAGGAGAGCGTTGAGTATGAGGTCCTAGTCAAGGAGAGCAAGGGTGACTTCTTTACAGCCATCAATAACCTTGAGCTCACAGATATAGACTTCAGTGACCTCAACCATACGTATGATGCATTCAATGTGGTGAACAGATTCACCAACACTGTAGTGGATGGCTTCAAGTATTTCCTACCTGCTAGTGGTGATGCCTTCTACATTACCAATGAATTCAAGCCTGCCATCTTTGCCAAGACTTACCTTGACCGTATCTTCGCTAATGCAGGCTTTCAGTACAATTGGGCAGGGCTAACTGCTGCAAGGTTTGACAAGCTCATCATTCCATACAACGGTGATGTAGATAACTTTGACTACAATGACTACATGGTCAAAGCAGAAAAGACTACACCCTTCACAATAACGGGTAACACATCGGTGCCTGGTTATACTAACATCCCCTTTGTACCTGGTACCCCCATTACAGGATGGACTGAGACCGAGGACCCTCAGAACATATACAACCCTGTGACGGGTGTGTATAGTACTCCCTTCAACATAAGCAGTAACAACGCACAAGAGTACACCTACACGGTACAGATTAGATACAGGCTTGACCTCATCAATCCAACCGGTGCAACCATCTTCAGTGCCAAGCCTAATAACGCAGGTATCCAAAATCCTAACCCTGTATTCTACAGACCTGGTGTTATTGTTCAAGGGCTAGGTGGAGGTAGCCCTGCATTTGTAGGTCAAAATCTATACACTAACCCAAGCCCTCCAAGCCCTGCTGTAAATACTGCCGTGCAATGTCCTAACAGTGTGGCACCAGGTACTACTACCTTGCTGAGTCAAACGGTTGTAGTAACATTACCCGTGACATCGGTAAACTTCCAACAGCTAAGTAGCTGCAGGCTTTATGCTATAGTTAACCAACCCTTCTATGTTCCACCTGGGCAGTCAGCATCAGGTACAGCTTGGAGGGTAGGAAGTATCACAGGAGCAGTAGCCAATGGTGTGAGGGTTGACATGATCATTGACTCTATCTACTTGACCATTGTGCCTAACAATAACATCGTGGCCATTGGTGGTACCTTGGAGGTCAATGACTATGTGCCTAAGAAGATAAAGCAGAGTGACTTCGTGAAGGGTATCTTCAACATGTTCAACCTATACGCAGATGTCGATAAGGTACAGCCTAACACCATCAACCTCATCCATCGTGATGACTACTATGATTCAGGTGCCGAGGTAGACTGGACCTACAAGCTAGCCAAGGACCAAGAGCAGGAGCTGTCATTCCTGCCTGAGCTAACAAGCAAGAAGCTCATCCTCACGTATGCACCGGATAAGGATAACCCTAACGAGACCTACACCAATGCTACCAACCAAATCTATGGACAGGCTGAGGTAGTCTTTGACAATGAGTATGTGAAGGAGGTGACCACTAAGACCGTACTCTTCAGCCCTACCCCTGTGATACGTACACCATTCAACGCATACGTGCCAATGATTGCAGGGCAAACGCCTAAGAATAACATCCGCATCCTGTATGACAGTGGTGTTATGAAGTCATGCAATGCGTACAACATCTATGACTATGGTTTGGTTGGTCAGAGCAACGTTATTACCTATCCATATGTAGGTCACTTCGATGACCCATTGCTCCCTACCTTTGACATTAACTTCGGTACCTGTTCATTCTACTACTACAACCCTACAAGTCTAACGGAGAACAACCTCTACAACAGATATTGGAGGCGGACCATGGGGCAGATTAACAACGGTAAGATGTTGACTGCTATGTTCAACCTCACTGAGAGTGACATCCAAAAGATGAAGCTCAATGATAAGATACGCATTGACAACTCATGGTGGAACATCAACAAGGTCATTGACTATGATGCCAATGCTACCAAGCTCACGAAGGTAGAGCTCATCAGCATAGATACAGAGATTGACTTCATGCCATTCGTACCTGGATTCAATGAGCCCGGTATTGGATTGCCTAACGTTGGACCTATCCAACAGGTAGCCAATGATACTATCATCAAGCAGAAGAGTGCCTATGCCAATGTAACAGGTGAGGGAGGTATGGAAGGTAGCATCATAGGTAAGGGTAACATAGTGCCTCCAGGATTCAAGACATTGATAGTAGGTGATGGGTACGATGTTACAGACAATGGTATAGTGGTGGACAACCTAGTTGTGCGTAACAGCTACAACGGTATACCGATTGACAATACACCCAAGAGATACATGGCGAACCTAACACAGGCAGGGATAGCTAACCCTACAGCATGGGTATTAGAGGGTAGCTTCGGTACCATCACATGGGTAAGGATAGCACAGGGGCAGTATTGGGGATACCTTGACCAGTATGACCCATTGGTTCCACTGACTGAGCTATCTGTTATGATTAGCAGTAACATCTTTGACGGGTTGATCACTGCACAATACCTACCTGCTAACCAGGTGATAGAGGTATTCACCACACAGATAGGTGTTGGTTTGGTAGATGGCTACCTCAATAGTACAAGTATAATGATATATTACTTCCCACAATAATGAATAGCGTAGAGATTCCATTAAAGGTCCAAGGTATTGGGCAGATAAGAGCAGAACTAAAAGCCTTAAAGAGTGAGTTAGCCAATGCTACCGACCCTCAAGAGATGGCTAGACTTGCTGCACAGGCAGGGGTCTTGAGTGATAAGCTGAAGGATGCCAATGAGAAGGCGGCAGTGTTTGCCACAGGCTCCAAGTATCAGCAGTCCAGGAATGCATTTAGATCCATGAAGGATGACCTCATGGAGCTTGACTTCGAGGGAGCACAGGAAAAGGCTAAGATATTTGCAACCACCTTGGGGAGCATCAACCCTAAGGAGCTCGGTAAAGGTTTCGGTCAGTTGATGGGTACCATGAAAACCTTGGGAGGGGCCTTCATGAGGTTAGGGATGCAGATTATGGTTAACCCTATCTTCCTCATTGTGGCTGCGGTAGCTGCTATCATTGCCATCATTGTGATACTCATGAAAAAATTCGGAGTCTTAGAGAAAACTCTTGAGGCTACCATGAAGCCATTGAACCTACTCATCTCAGGACTTGAGGCATTGACTGATTGGTTGGGATTAACTACTGCTGCACTCGATAGAAATGCTGCTCAAGCTAAGAAAAATAATGAGACAGTAGCAGAGAGCAGTAAGGAAAGAGCTGAGCTTGTATCCGAAAGCTATGAGCATGAGATTGCCATGGCTAAATTAGCAGGTAAGGATACCACTAAGATGGAGCTTGAAAAGAGTAAGATGCTAAGCCGAGAAGCTAACAAGCGGAAGGAGGCAGCCAAGGCTGAACTTGATGCACTTGCATACGATAGGAGTAAGGATGGGATGAAGCGGAAGAAAGAGCTACAGGACCAAATCAATGCAGAGAACAAGATACTCCGTCAAGGTGCCAATGAGCGACAAATCATAGAGGCTACCGATGCCAAAGAAGCAGAGGATAAAGCAAAAGAGGCAGCAGCCAAAGCTAAGGAGGCAGCGGAAAAAGCCAAGGCAAAGAGGGAGAAGGATGCACAGGATAGATTGAAAGCAGGTAGAGAGCTCCGTGACTTTGAACTATCACAGATTGAAGATGCAGGTAAGAGAGAGGAAGCCATAACCAGGGAGAAGTATGCACGTCTACTCAATGACCTGAAGAAGGATGAGAGCAAGAACGCTGCTGAAAAGATAGCCTTCCAAAAGATGTATGAGACTCAGCTACAGAATGAGCTTGATAAGCAGGGTGAGGCACAGAAGCAAAAGCTACTTGACAATGAAAAGAAGGCTAATGATGCTATCCTTCAAATCAAGATTGCACTCATGCCTGAAGGTGAAGCTAAGGAGTTGGCTATGCAGAATGATAAGTACAACAAACTCCGTGAGGCTGCCATTGCTGATACTACACTTACCGAAGAAAAGAGAAAAGAGATACTTGACCTCTATGACCAACAGCGTGCAATGGAGGACCAAAAGAAAGAAGAGGACAGGGCTAAGAAACAGGCAGAGCTTCAGCTATCAATGGCTGACCAAGAGACCCGTGAACTTGAAGCATTGAGGGTTAAGTATGAGGAAGAGCGTAAACTTGCAGAAGGAAATGCTGCTCTATTGCTTGAACTACAGAATAAGTACCTGGATGACCAAGAGAAGATACAACAGGCGGCGGATGCGAGACAGATTGAGGAGGCTAAAAAGAAAAGGGATGCCCTCATCCAAGCAAGCTCCGATATATTCAATGGGGTGAGTAACCTTGCAGGCATGATGATAAAGGACCAAAAGAAACTTGAGAAGTTCAACAAGGCATCGGCATTGGTACAGATAGGTATTGATACAGCCAAGGCTATCTCTGCATTGGTTGCTGCATCATCAGCTAATCCTGCCAATGCTGCCACGTTCGGTGCTGCAGGTGTGGCTCAATTTGCTACCGGTATTATTCAGATTGCAACCAACATAGCCAAGGCAAAGCAGATACTATCTTCAGGAGGTACACCTTCTGCAGGTGGTGGCGGAGGTGGCGGAGGTGGCGGTGGTGCTGAAGCAAGTGGGTCCACTGCCCAGGTAATACCTCAAGCGGCACAGCTCTTCGGTCAAGGTAACACATCCGGAACAATGAGTGCAGGAGGTACATCCACAGAGAGCTCAGCCATGACAGTCACAGCGGTGGTGAGTGAGACAGCCATGACATCCACACAGAATAAGATTAACAGAATTAACAAGAACGCAGAATTATGATAAGCCTACAGTCCACCATCAACAAGATAGAAGCCTTCTACAACTCTCACCTTCAGGTTAAGAAGGTGGGGGCTGACTTCAAGGAGCAGATGACTAACTTTGCTACTAAGGATGAGAAGTATCCTATTGTGTTCATTGTACCGGTATCAGTTAGCAACACTGAGAACACCAACATATTCACCCTTGACATCTATTGCTTTGACATCATCCAAAAGGATAGGGCTAACATCATAACCATCCTGAGTGATACGCATCAGATACTGATGGACCTGTATAACTATTTTACGTTTAGCAATGACCTCAGCATGGATGTATCAGGCATACCTTCATTCACTGCTTTGAACAATGATCTACTTGACTATGCGGCAGGGTACGTGATGACCATTACCTTGGAGGTAGACAACTGGACTGACTGTGATGTGCCACTACAATAAACATTTAGCGGAGCTTTGACAATATAAGTATGAGCATACCTAATTGGTGGGGTGATTGGAGGCAGGGGTTAACCCCTCACACTGGCAACCTACAGAGCACAGACCTTATCGAATGTACACAGATAGTAGCAGGGCAACCTGTTAACACTGTTATCACGGGTCAGCAGATAATCAATGCTGCACCTGGTGGCTCACCTGCATGGGGTAGCATCACCGGAATACTGAGCTCACAGACTGACCTGCAGACTGCACTGAATGCTAAGCAGGATACCTTGGTTAGTGGTACCAACATCAAGACTATTAACGGAGCCTCCGTACTTGGTAGTGGAAACCTAACTGTTACAGGTAGTAGTAACCCTACAACCATTAGCAGTGTAGATGGTACAGGTATTAGTGGACTTGTTAATGCAATCAGTGCAACTGTATTAATACCTGCCAATACTATAATTTCAACCAATACCATTTATATCAAGGCATACATTGACCGTACTGTTGTCAGTGGTTCGGGTGCAACTATTTTAAGGTTCTACACTAATACTTCAAATAGTTTAACAGGTGCTACCTATCTTGGTTCTGGTGCTGCAATGGCGACAACTGTACGATTTCAAAGGTTTGAAAGAAACATTTTTTTTGATGGAACAAATCTAAATTGCTTTCTAACAGGTACCAGTTCAGCTACTGATTACACCGCAAGCGGAATAAGCTTAATACCATTCAACAGTACAATAAATAATTACCTCATATTTGCCGTTCAACATTCAACATCAGCAACGGATATAGCAGCATGGAAAAAAGTAATAGTACAAAATTATGTATAGCGTAACAGTCAATAATATTACCTACACTTTTACCGAATGGGAGGAGATTGATGAGATATACATTCACATATTCACAACTGAGGGTACTACTATATGTATCCCAAAAGATTTGTTAGATGGCACGATATAAAAAGGACGGTAATTTCTATGTCAAGTATCCTACCAGGAGAAAGATGGCAGCACTACTCAAGAGAATTATCATGAGCAAGGGGCTCTATCAGGAGGGCACATTGGTTGACTCGGTGAGAATCAATGCAAGAGTCACAGGATTTGCTAAGCTTGAGATAGAGATAATTGCCATGTATTACTTTATATTTCTGAACAACGGAGCCTATCTGTGGAATGGTGGGGTAATACCTCCCTATGATATTGTCAGTGATTTCACCGACCAAATGAGTAGCAGTGGACTCACCTCAGAAATCTATTCTCAATACACTGAATGGATAACACAAACCTACCCCATGGTTGAAGCGGTTGAGGTATTGGCTAAGGATCAAAAAATTGTATACAACTTCGTGCCTATTGACCCTCCTGCAGGATTCACCACAGGTACTCCATTAGATGTCTAGCTCTTTCTTCATCCCGAGCATATTGAAAACATAGTAAAGCGGTAGACCTCCTATGGCATCCGACTTGGATAGGTCTCCATTGCACAGGTTGTAGATAAGTAGCTCCCATGACCATTTAGCTGTGTTCTTTTCAGGCTCTGTATCAGGCTCATCCTCCTCATCGTCATAGCCTTCCTCGGGTTCGGGTGGTAGTGGGTCCTCAAATAGGTTGATGTAGGTGTTAAGAAACTGCTCACGAAACTTAAGGAAGTCCTTGATAACACCATACACATCCGTGATAGGTAGGTCAAGTAGCTTCTCTGCTCTCTCTTTGCAGTCATATTCATAAGGCTCCCACACTACCTCACCCCATTCATTCTCTTTGGTTTGTCGGTACAGGATAGCTAAGATGTAGGGTAGGTTGATTAGGTAGCCTTGTATGCAAAAATAGTCCAGGTCAATGTACTCATAAAGAGTAAGCTTGTTGAAGGCCTTAAGCTTCATACCCTCCACCTCATGCTTGTAGTTTTTGGAAGGCTCGGAGGTGGACCACTTACAGCTATCCACCAACTCCTGCAGCTCTTCTATGTCAAGCTCATCTACATCTATATCGGTGAGGATACTAATGACCTCACTATTGTAGTGGATGGCTCCCTGCTCTTTATCAATCTTGGCTATCTCCGTCCACTCCTCCAGAGTTACCTCCTTCCAACTGCTTGGGAGCTTGTTGTTTAATTTTTTCACTTATGAATGTTATGTATGGAATAGCAAGACCTGCAGGTTGTTTAGCCAAAAACTTAGCTTTGTGCTTCAGGTGTGCATCAGTGTAGTGCTCAACAGGTCCAAGGTCCTCACGTTTGAAAAACACAGCCAATATCTTAGAGACGTATCCCTTCTCCTTAGCCAATGAATACTTCTCAATGAGCTTTGTATCCCTCACGGTCATCTTCATCTCAGCCTTGTATGTGTAGCCTTCATGCTCAAGGGTATCAATGGTAGGGTATTCAAGTTGCGGATGGCTATTGAACTCCTGCACAATCTTAATAAAGTCCTCAACTTCCATGTCATTGAAGTCCTTTTCAGGTATTCCAAGGTACTCAAATATCTTGAGGTGCTTTTCGATTGGGTCCAGGTTGCTGTCACCGCCTAAATCAGTGATCTGTTCAAATTGTTCCACCGTGAGCTCGGTGATTAGGTTAGGTATTTCCTTGTCAAGTATTTTAATCATATGCAAATTTTGAACAAATATAGAAAAAAAACAATATAAACGTGACCGAGTTACCAATCTACACCATTACCATTGACCCTGAGTATGCAGAGGGTGGTGAGGACTTAGGCATTGAGGCTATTGCCTTCACATCTAAGCCTGCTATCAAAGTAAAAGGGATGGCCTTCAACCAACAGACCAAAGCATTGGCTTTCAAAGATGGATTGAAGTACCGTATTACTGCACCTGCCATGATACCTATGGAGATATACCGCAGGGATGACGAGACAGATGAGGAGTACATGGTTAAGTTCACGGTTGAGGAGATAGATGCCATGCATTCTAAGTTCATGCAGCAGTTAGTTAACTCTGCTAAGTTCAACCTTGAACACAACGAAGAGAAAAAAGTACCTGCCTACATTCTTGAGGCATGGTTGGTAGATAAGCCCGAGCTTGACAAAGCATACACTACCTATGGCATCGAGGTGCCTGCAGGTACGTTGATGCTAACAGCTCAAATAACTGATATTGACTACTACAATAAACTGGTTGAAGAGGACCAGGTGGGATTCAGCATTGAGGGCTTCATGGGTATGAAACTAAAATCGAAATATAATATGCAATTACCGGATGGAGAGCACCTCATTGAGGGCAAGATCTACGTGGTCAAGGATGGCCAAGTAGTCGAAATTAAAGAAGAGGAAAAAGTTGAAGAGACCATGGAAGAGAAAGAGGAAGTGGCAATGGCTGATACTGTAGTGGAAGAGGAGGAAGTGAAGGAGGAAGTTGAGGCTGCTGTTGACCCTGCCATGGATGCTGAGGCTATCCTTGCAATCGTTCAGCCTATGATAGCTGAGCAAATCAATTCAGTGTTAGCTATAGTAGCTGAGCTTAAAAGTCAATTAGAGGAGGCTCTTGGAGCTGAGACTGAGGTAGAAGAGGAGACTATTGAGATTGATGCTAAGACTATGCTTGCTGAGAACCTAAGAAAGTTTAACCAATTTAATTCTAAATAAAATGCGTAAATTAAAATTCGACCTACAAGTCGACCCAACAGCTTTATTGGCTGCAAACCCTGAGGCATTCTACTCCGCTGCCTACTTAACGTCGGATGTACCTAACAACTTCCGTACTTTGCCTGGTGTTAAATATCAGACTAAACTTGGTACTGTTGTTTTCGGTAATGTATTACAATCATCTACTTGTGCATGGCCAACTCCAGGCTCAAATGATGACTTGAGTGCAGTATTAATTGACGTATGTGCTGTATCTGCTATGGCTCAAATTTGTCAGTTTGATTTAGAGCAGTCATTCGTTTCTTTGCAAATGACTAAAGGATCTAACAGTGACTTCTCTGTAGCATCTTTCATGAACTTCTATTGGGAGACTATGGCTAAGACTGTTGGTCAAGACATCGAGAACATCCGATGGAAAGGTGATACTTTAAGCCCTAACCCTACACTTGCTTTGTGTGATGGTTACGAGAAAAAGTTAACTGCAGGTTTAACACCTCCTCCAGGAGTTACTCCAGTTATCAGCGGTGGTAGCGGTGCTATCGCTAACTTCACAGCTCTTGAGGCTGCACTATCTGCTGCATTTGCTTTATTGCCTGCTGCTGTTGCTGCTAATACTGCTGACCTACGTATCTACCTTCCTACTCAATTGGTTAACATCTACCGATTAGGAGTTGCTTCAGGTAACACCAATGCATACATAACTCAAGATTTGTCTTTGACTTACTTAGGTATCAAAATCGTTCAATGCCAAGGGATGTCAAATGATACTTTCGTTATCACTTTGAAAGATAATCTTATCTATGCATTCGATGCTGAAGGAGATAGCTCTGATTTGCGTGCGGTTAACCTACGTGACACTGTTGCTGAGCCTTACATCCGTACTCGTGCGGATATGAAGATTGGCTTCCACTATGTGAACCCAGGTGAAATCGTTTTCTATCAATAATAATAATCTTGAGCCCTCTGCAAAGGGGGCTCTTTAATACTCTTTAATCATGCCAAATGTTTGCCAAGCATTAGAAGCGGTTGCCAAGAGCTGTGAGAACAACTCTGGTGGATTGCATGGGATTGCTTTAATTCCACAGGATGATGTATTGAATGTATTAGTTAACACCACTAACCCTGGTGATTGGGAAGTGACAGGTTTCACATTAACAACGTTACCTACTCCTGTCATATTCACTGACTACTACATCCGTAGAAATACATCTAACTACACTGAGGAGCTTACTTCCGACCTTGTTAACGGTAGCTCATTCGTTACTCAGACTATTAACTTAATGTTTCACCGACGTGAGATGGCTACTTCACGAGCCATCAAAATCTTGGGATCAGGACAGCAGTACCTATCTGCCATCGTAAAAGATGCTAACGGTAAGTATTGGTACTTCCCTTACTTGCAGTTATCTGCTTCAGGTGAAGGTTCCGGTACAGCCCGTGCAGATGGTAGTAAATATTCCGTTACACTGGTTGCAGAAAATGAGTTCCTTGCTTACGAGGTAACTATGAGCACTTCAGCTCTTCAAGCTATCGGGGTGAACTTCTAATTTTGAACATTCTACGGTAGGTCTGACAATATATTTTAGATGATCTACATAGCTCAAAATTCAAGTAACAAAATAGTCCTCACACTTACAGAGGTAACAACGGTGACAAACCCGAGTTACCTCTTTGTGTTTACAAACGAATACAACACAACGAGCACACCCATCTTATTCACTGCTGCAGATGCATCCTCGTATCCTGAGCGGTACAATTTATTCAATTTAGTAGAGCCCACTGACCTCAGCCTTGTTGTAGGCCAATACACCTATCAAATATATGAGAAGAGTGGACCATTCACCCTTCCGTTAAGCATTGCACAGACCACTGGTGTAGTCATTGAGGAGGGTAGAATGGTAGTTAGTGGACCTGCACCTTCATCAGTATACACATAGACATGGCTTGGTACGATATATTTAGTAGAAAACAAGAGCAGGGTCCTACCGTAGTGGAAGGATACCAAGCTTTCAGCACCCCATTCCTACCTGTTGGTAGAGGTAACTTAACTTTACCCTACGTCAATGGTAGATGGACAGCAGGTAACTGGGTAGACTTTGGAGAGGGCAACCTTTATCCGGAGGTGCTCAATCAAATGTACTTCAGTTCACCACTGCACGGTGCTATTGTTGACTTCAAAACCAATGCAGTTATCGGTGGTGGCTATGCCTTAGATGCTGAGAAACTAACAGCACAGGAGAAGGTGGACCTTTACACCTGGGAGCGTAAGATAAAACTCAAGCATACCGTTGAAGCGGTTACTCAGCAGTTAATTTTGCACAATCGGATATACTTTAAGCTTGTATTTAATGAGAAAGGTAAACTTGTCAAGGTCTACAACGTAAGCCCTGAGAAAGTAAGGGTATCACGGTGCAAGAAAAAGTACTATTTAAGCAATGACTGGAGCCAAAGATTGGATGTTGTAGAGATTAAGCCCTACCACATGACCTGCAAGGATGAGGTTCAGCTTTATTGTTATGAGGTTCATTCAGTTGGGCAGGACTATTATCCGTTACCTCAATATACATCGGCATTAAACTTTGCGTTTCTAAGCGGTGAGCTGTCATACTTCGCAAAAAGTAACATTCAAAACAGCATTTTCCCATCCTTTGCTATGATGTTCCCTAAGAGGCCACAATCAGAGGAGGAGAAGCACATGATTAAGGAGACCATTGACAGGTTGAAGGGTGCACAGAATGCTGGTAAGGCGGTTGCATTCTTTGC